ATGCAAGAAGTGCTACTAAGCATCAAGAACCCTAATAACAAGCAAAACTTTATGACTATGACCATGCTATATGATGAATGGGATAAGTTAAAAAGACGCTATCCATCAGATAATACTGTGGCAGCAACCAAGTTTGCAGAAACATTCGGGCATAAAAACCTTCTAGTTGCAATCAGCAATAGCACTCCTGGGGTATCAGGCTCAGACGATGCTTGGACATTCCTAAACAACAACCCAGAAGCGGTTGATAAGTACGCTCAACCAGCAGGAGATGTTATTCCATACTTCTTCCCAGGTGGAGATTACGCTGTTAAATATACCAACTGGCAGAAGATGATAGGTGCTCGCCGTCAGTTGACTACAAAAGAGATAGCCCAAGAAGCAGAGGGCATGGTCTATGCAATGCTTAAAGGCCAAATTGCTGAACAGCAGATTGCTGGACGCTATACAGACTTCTGGTATAACGAACAGATTGCACTTCTTAACAAGCAATTCGGTGGAGCCAGACCAGTAGATGCAATTGTAACTGGTATTCAAGACGAAAAGATTGCAACCATTGGTCGTGCTATTCAGGATCCAGCATTTCAATCTTCTGGAGTTTACAACGAAGCAGTTGAATTTCATACAAAGTTTGATGATTTTAGAAAACTGCTAAATGATCTAAAGGTATCCAATTACGCCGAACTATCATCAAAGGGTGGAGTTCCAACATTGATGCGAGATGAACTTGTCGCATTAGGAGAAAAACTAATGACTAATAACCCTAACTTCTCTTTTATGTACTTTGGCGTCTATGCTGGGATATTGAAGGAGGCTAAGTAATGGCTGGTAGATATGTAGGGTCTATGTTTATTGAAGACACCCCTAAGACTCAGCAACAAGCATCAGGAATACTTGGCATTTACAGTGATCAAACTGACCCACTTGTTCTTTTTGCACAGACTACAGATCCAGTAAGAAAAGCAGGATATCTTATGGATGTCCGACGCAAGTATTCTCGTCCAGCACCTGGCGGATACCCTGGAACAGAGTTTGATTATATCCAGGCGCTTCTACGTAATGCAGGTATCAGCAAGTCAACCACCCCAATTGGTGGGGGAATGGTTGGACTAGAAGATTCAGCAGCACTTGAGAAAGTAATCCTTGCAGGTATTGCAAGCCAGCAGGATCCACTAACATTCCTAGAGAACTATAACGCTTCCCTTAAACCCAAAGAGGGCCCTAAGCAGCCAGATACAACCACCAAATATACTAAGCAGATCCAAACAGCACTACAGTTTAAGGATCTAGGTGATGCTCGTCAGTATTACAGCGACGCTTATTTTGCAGCCTTTGGTCAGTGGCCTAGCGCAGATCTTGATAAAAAGTTTCAAGCCTCATGGAATACACAAGTTAAGCAGCAGAATCAGCCTACAACCACTTCTGGCAAAACAGAGTATGCCCCAGTCTATGACACTAAGAGTAAGCCTGTTATTGATCCTAAGACAAAGAAGCAAAAGGTTGATAAGTTTGGCAATAAAGAATTTTCTAAGATTAAGACCAATGCTGAGGGTGTCAAGCAGTATACCTCTATAACAAGGGGAACATCAACTTCTCAGGGTGAAGGATTTACTGGCGAAGAACAAACAAAGTTCCTTGCAGACTTCCTTGTAGAGAACTTCCCAGAAGCCTCTTGGAATGTTGATGATATTGGTGGAACAGCAAAGACCATCTACGATACCTTTAAGGCATATCACGTAGGTAACTATGATGCTGCTCCAGACTTCGCAACCTTGTCTCCTATCATTAAAAACATGATGTCTAATCCAGACGAAAAGGTACAGAACGAGATTTACAGTCAGTATATCTCAGGTATCCAAGAGAAGGCATCTAGTAAATTTATGGCCCTCAAGAATGTAATTAAGCCTGGAGAAACAGCAAACAAGTATGTTGCTCCTTTGTTGGAAGATTTAACTAACCAACTAGAGACAAATATTGATGTTAAAGATAGCCTTGCAATTCAAATGCTTAACTATAAGGATGAAAAGGGCGAGTACAGAATGCCAAATGAGTTTGAGAAGCGCCAGTTAATTATGAATGATAAGCGCTACGAAGGCACATCGGCTGCAATCAATACAGCAGTCAACATGGCTCAATCACTAAAGAATGCGCTGGGGTAATCATGGCAACAGATTCAAGCAGTAAAGCCCAGGTAAGTCCAGCACAGGCAGCCTCGAAGGCGGCTGCTGAGGATAAGGCAGAAAAAGCCAGAATCGCTGCGAAGCGGGGTGCAGTCGCTAAACCGCAAACCGTAGAAGAAACAATTCTTCCTAAACTCAACACTCTTCTAGAAAGCATGAAACAGAATCTTGCTGATCTATATGTCTCACAGGGTCTTAATCCTGATGGAACTAAGAAGGCAGCACCAGTTATCACAACAACTCAGAAGTTTCAAGCAGCCCGTGCTGCAGAACTAGGACTTACCGCAGAAGAAGCCGCAGGCAATCCTATGTTTAACAAGGCGGTAGAACCAGTAGCACCTGCAGGGTTCCGCTATGCATGGATCGGTGGAACTAACACAGGTCAGTGGAAACTTTATGCAAACACTGGATCTGGTCAGGCCGGTGGAGCAAGCACTCTGACAGGCGCAGGTATGAGCGGTAACACAACAGATACTGCTGCCACAACTGGCACACCTTCTACAAGCGTAGATGTCCTCAAAGCACTACTCAAGGCTCAAGGATTGTCATCAAAGATACTTGATTCATCAACATCATATCTTAACTCTTTGCTCAAAGAAAACATTGACTACGATAATGCTATTGCCTTATTTCTTAATACAAAAGAATACACACTCAAGAACGGAACCAAGGTAACTTCTCCGTTCTACTCAGAGTATGGATACCTCAACGAGGGTCTTGCAAGCCCTAAAGAAGCAAGCGAATTATTTAACGCTGTTGAAGGATTTAAGACACTCCAACAGAAGTACGGTTTCAGTGATAAGTATTTAAGCCCAGAGTCACTCAAGAACTATGTGAAGAATAACGTCACAGTGCTTGATCTAGATGAACGCGCTAATGCTGCTCGTTTGGCTGCTATCACAGCAGATCCAGCCAGAACTGATGCACTTATCAAACTAGGTTATATCGCATCTAAGGAAGGTCTACAAGACTTCTACCTAGATGCAAAGATCGGCAAGGAACAACTTGAAACCAACAGAAATACTGGAGCATTTGTAGCCGAGGCTATTCGTCGTTCTGCTACTGGTATCTCAACAGGAACTGGACAGATCGAAGGCATGAGAGCACTTGCTGCAACTCTTACAGATAAGGGTTACACAGAGGCACAGATCGCTCAACTTGCATCTACTGGATTTGAAGAGATCGGAAAGACTCTTGAGCCGCTGACTAAACTAGAAAATATCTACGGAGTCAAGGCAGACAAGGAAGCCATCCAAAAGGATCTACAAACAGAAGAGTTCCTAGGAATGGCATCTGAAATGCGTAAGCGCCGTAAAGAGCAGGAAGAACTTGCATTTAAGCGCAAGTCAGGAACTATAGGAGCAAGCCAAAGATCTGGCGGCTCACTAGGAACACGCTCCACATTCGGAGCAATATAAAAGAATCCCATTGGACCTGTCGGCCCCAATGGTGTAATAAGACCGATAGTACGAGCCAAGGTGGATCCCCATCCATACTTGAGGCGTATGCCAACTACTAACAAGGGAGAGGTTGCTATGAGCAACAACCGCGACAACATCAACTGGGACTTCGATGACGAAGATGACGAGGATAATACCCCGACATACGACACCGATACCGATCTAGTAAAGAAACTCCGCAAAGCATTAAAGGCCGAGCAACGCAGAGCAAAAGAACTAGAGACTAACCTAGGCGAACTGAGTAAATCTCAGAAAGAGCGGATATTAAAGGATGTATTCACATCCCGTGGCGTTAATCCAAAAATTGCCGCATTCGTTCCAAATGACATCGAAGCAACAGAGGAAGCAATTTCCTCATGGATCGACCAGCATGCTGATGTATTTGGCATTCAACAGGACGCTCCGAAGGTATCTCAAGAAGATATCGCTTCAATGCAGAAGATCAACAATGTGTTAACTAATGCAGAAGCGCCTGGATACTCAGATGACATTGCAAACCGCCTAGCGGGTGCAAATTCTGAGGAAGAAATCCTAACCATCCTCAGCGGTCAATAACAACCGCTTTCCAACTAATCAGAAAGGAGATATCTCCAAATGGCAGATATCTTTACCACTACAACCTCTGGTTTAGGTTCCAATCTTGTAACTTTGGCGTACGATAAGTTAATCGAAATTAACCTTCGTTCAACACCACAGTTCCGCGCAATCGCGGACAAGAAGGTAGGAAACCCAACCCACGACGGTTCTTCAATCCGTTTCCAGTTCCACAACGATATTGCTGACACCTCAATCGCAGGTGCAACACTCGCTGAAACTGTAGACCCAGATGCAGTAGCACTACCAGCAACCACAACTCTTGATGTCACACAGCAAGAACTTGGTCGCGTCGTACTTCCAACACGCAAGTTGGCACTTATGTCACTTGCTGATGTTGATCCATGGATTGCTAACGCAGTTGCGTTCAACATGGCAACAACACTAGACAACGGTATTGCCGCTGTTCTAGATGCAGGTACAAACGTCATCCGCGAATCCGCTGGTGCACTTTCAACAACTGCTGCTAAGTCAACAATCGTAGCATCAGATACATTTAAGGGACGCGACGTACGTTACGCTGTAACAAAGTTACGCGCTGCAAACGTCCTAACCCGTGGAGGAATGTATGTTTCATACATCCACCCAGAAGTTTCACACGATCTCCGTACAGAGACAGGAAACAACATCTGGCGTACACCACATGAGTACCAGAACGTTGGTCCACTACTTGCTGGTGAACTCGGCGCATGGGAAGGTGTCCGTTTCATCGAGACACCACGCATGACTAACTCAATCTCAGGTGGTGCTCTAACAGCACTTGCTACTGCTCCTGCAGTATCAGGCGTTTCAGGCGCATTCACAATCGTAGCAGCAAACGCTGCTTTCGGTGGTCTTGCTGAGGTCGGAGATGCTATCTCAGGTACTAACGTAGGTTCAGGTGCTTTGATTACAGCAATCGAAGTTGGCGCTACAAACACAACATTCACAGTGTCTGTCGCTAACTCAGGAACTGTTGGAACAAACACACTTACAGTTACTCCAAAGGCTCGTGTTTACAACACTTACGTACTCGGACAGCAAGCACTTGCTGAGGCAGTATGGAAGGAACCAGGCATTGAGTTTGGTAACGTTGTAGACAAGTTGAACCGTTTCCGCCCAGTCGGCTGGCACGGTATGATTAACTGGTCTATCTTCCGTCAAGAAGCGCTATATCGCATCGAGACCGCTTCATCAGTTCGTCCATAATCTAAGTAATTAGACGGGTGGGTAGGGGGCAACCCCTACCTATCAGTAAAACGACTTAGGAGGTCACATGACATACAGATTCACAACACCAACGATCAGCGAAGGTCCTGCTGGCGAGGGGCCACTTTTTAGTCGCTTCCGCCTTACACGTGGGGTCAGCGTCATCAAGATTGAAGGGGAATATTATGAGGTCAGAAACCCTTCTACTGAGGAGATAGCAGAGGCAGAGGCATTCTACTTAGGTGGGATAACTTACGATGTTAATGAAGCAGAAAAGGCTGGCCTAGAGGCAGCAGGATATACGGTGGAGACGGTATAAATGTGTGATCATATCAGTAAGGTGATTGAATGGGGATTCACTGATACTCACGATTTTAAGGCTACAAAGTATGGATGCCTGAACTGTGAAGAAACTTCCCCAGTTCCATTTGTATCACAAGATGTTGTTATTGACCATAGCACCTGTGGCGGTCCAGATGTCTGCTTCGGATGCAAGGCTGCAGGACTCCAGTTAAGTACTGGGGATGCCCACAGCGCTAAGTCTATGAGCAACAAGAAATGGGAAGGCGAATTGGATGCTTACCGCTCTGCACGGGCTGAGGGGATCCAACCTGCTGGAACTAGCATAAAGGCAATTCAGGAGGCCAGAAGGGCCTCTGACGCCCTAGGAACGGCATATGACGCCA